GGCAACAGTAAAGTACAGTAAATAAAATAAAGTGTAAACTATATAAAAGTAAATAATAAATAAAAACAAAAAATAAAGTAATACACCCAATGCGGAGAGGAAGATCCACCAACCAGTTTAAACGATGACGAGGGAAGTGTCAAAGTTCCGCAAAAGATTTAATTACGTATACAGTACGAATATCTCATCATCATCCTTTTTTCACATACACCGTGCGAGGGTGCAGAGGCTACTGAAGGGTCCCGATTTGATATTTTGTAAAATGTAACAAAAGTATAATCAAAGTAATGAATCATGTAAAATTATGCAATATTATGTAGATAAGTATGGTAATAAAGTACAAGTAACAAAGATTAGACTTTAAGTGGCACAATGAATCACAACGCCGGTCCCCTCTACAAATGATATGTAGACTGTTTCCGCGTAACGCTATTAGAGTACGACAAAGTTACATGACAATACAGGACAATACAACAAAGTTATGCAATGTATAATACATGCCACCTACTGAGGATACAACTATGATCCGCTTCGATGGGTTAGAACCCCTGCGCGTGTCCTATGAGAACAAACACAGGGGTGTGGTGTGGTGAACAAGGCGAGCTTTTATAAATTACTCGCGAATTCTTATCTACATATCACAAAATATACAATAAATAATACAATCTAATATATACAATGTCCAGCGCTGAAAAACCTCAAGGGAGAAAAACTGCGACGGGGGATAACTTATAGTTTGGGTTAAAATTAGTGTTTAAATAACCACGTACGTTATGATATTGTTTTCTTGTATAGTTCTTTTTATTACAGGTAGAACTAGATAGCCTGTCAAACGATCCTTGTTATCGTACAAGAGTATATCCACGATGGTATGTGTGAATATACATGAAAACGCCACGAGCATACTGGTGTCTACTACAATTAATTCTTGTAGCATCCATATTGGTATGTCTTATTGGCTTGGTGGTATCGCTCCCCAACCAGCCTCAGTCTGCGCTGCTGATCCAGTATACGCAGATGATGTGGGATTACCTGGCAGCTTTGACGTGTAAGTGGCTCCTCCGGATATGTACTGAGATGTTTTAGGTCCAGCACCCATTGGGACACCATACGCCATGTAGCTAGGTAAACCAGCTTGTTCTAACGCGGCTGATTTTTGACCGATAATGTAGTTATTATACTGTTCACTATTGGCTAAAGATTGATTCATTAAGTTAGAAGTTTGTTGGTATGATTGTGCAGAAAGTTGAGAATTTTGAGAAAAATTTTGAGCTGATAAAGATGATGTTGCTGATTCTGCTTCAGCTTGACGTGCTGCTTGAAAAGTCTGATGACTTGCTTGCATGTATTGATCGCTACCAATCTTTTCAGATGTGCTAATGAGCCCGCCGGTCATACTGAGTGCACTGCCAACTATATTGCCTGCTCCTATGGCAATTCCTCCCCATGGTACGCCGCCAGACATGCCCTTAGTGGCAGTCTTAGCCTTTCCCATGTCAGTCGCTGCTCCTCCTATGATATCAGCCGCTGCAAGCATATTGTCACTATCGTCGTTTCCAGCAGTAGTTTCAAGATGATCAGAAGGTGTTAATTCAGAGGATATTACTTCAATACTATCGTCTGCTGTTCGCATAGGATAGCGTTGGTCCGGTGGTTTATAAAGTGTGCCCTGACCTAAGTGAGTTGGAAGACCTAAATCGTCCAATATTTGACCAGCTAATTCTCGTGAGCTAGCGTCTGTTACCTCAGGATCAGGTGTGTGAGTTATCTTTTCAAGTCGAGATGTAGTTACAGGTGCGTCCCTAAGTTTTTGAAAAGGTATATTAGTTCCAGTAATATTATCTAATTGATTCCACAAACTCCCAGGTGTGTATCGAGGTCTCTTAAATTGATATCCAGTATTTCTAATTGCTGATGGGGGTTTTCGAGCTCCAGATATTAAAGTAGTAAATTCAGAGGAATCCAGGTTGGGGTTCGGGTGTCGGTATTAGAAAAAGAGTTTTAACAGCGAAGTCGAGGCACTCAGCTTCTCCAAACGGGAAGTCTTTACTAATCTGTCGTACGCGATCCAACTGCGCCTCTCTGGTGGGTGCAGAGTAGATGTAGCACAAGATGTCGTCAAAGAATACGTGGCTGGGACCTTGATATTCGAAATCAATTTCGCGATCTCGAAAAGTGCTAAACGCAAGGTCTTGCAACTCCTCGTATTCGATGTAGTAGTATTTATCCACCCGCTTTCTGAGGTACCAATGCAAAAGGTGGCGGTAAATTCGGGCACTATACCAGTCTTTGGAGTGGGCAAAAAGAAAATCCTTAAGGAAATGCTCAAGTTCGGTAAGATGGAATGACCAGCAAGTTGTTCTAAGAAGTCTATGTAGGGTTCGAATAGTTGCAGAGTATGGGCCGTTATAGCTGAAGACTGGAATTGCGTCAGGTATAGCGTGAGAAAGGTATTGAAGTTGTCTAATTTGCTCAAATCCTCTGGGTGAGATGACTGCATTTATTACTGCTGCTTGCTCAACCACTTGGTCAATGCTTGGTTGGTCCAGTTTGACAGTTCTGGATTTGCAATGTAAAGTTGTCTATTAATGTTCGGTTGTGTGATAACTATCGCGGCTTTCCACGCTAGTTGAGGAATATTAATTTGTAATTCTGGTTGAACAGTACAATAAACGTTTTTGCCCAATCTGTAAAATGTATATGATTTATTTGTTGAATCAATTGGAGATACAGTTAAGGCAAAAAGACAATCGTCAATTGTTGGTGTAAATTTGTTAGTTTCAGGTTTAGCGATGAAATTAGCTTCTTCTAAAGTTAGATTTTCTAAAAGAGGTTTACACTTTGCTGTAAAAAGTTGTTTAAGTTTTAGTTTCTTAGTGACGGGATTGAAAGTTGCTGCTAAAGTAACTTCAGTATATTGTTCTTCTACGCTAGACATTATACATAGTAGTAAAATATAAGACAATGTAATCACAATATTATGCATTTAAAAATTTAATCACTTTTGTACATACCGTTAGGGTAACCATTTGGTAGGCCCTAATCGTGGACTGACCGGGTACTCAGTCTACTGCTTGGTCGATCTGGCAGTATATTCCTCAAATTCGAGCGTTCGCGCGCTGAATTTACAATCCCGAGTTCTTCGTGCACAAGCTGTCTCACTCTCGCGTCTAACTTCTGCTTTGTCATTCCTGCTTTGCGAGCCAATACAAGCATGGCGTTCTGTGTTTGCGCCGCATTTGCCGGTATCGGACTCGTCGCTTCCATGATATTAAGTATCCTGAAGAAGAAGTCAGCATACGGTGCCACCAGGATGGAAGTGGTGGTGTTGGTTGTTATCACTCCTCCGTAGTTAAATTTAATGTACGCTACGGGCAAAGATGTGTCGACATCGAACACTTGCCAAAGCATGGCTTGTCCAGGTTGTAATACAGCTGCGTTGTTTGACAGTGTATTAATGATAGCTGTAGTTTGGCAGCAGTCAACATTGTTCGTTGAATTGAAGTTGAGTACTGGACTTCTGAACATCACAACACTCTCATTATTCAAAACTGTAAATCCAGTTGCATCTAGAGGATCAGCAACTACTGTGAATTCTGCTACTCCTGCAACCATGTTCAATGCTGTAATTGCTGTTTGTGGTGCAAATCCATTAGTGCTCAGTGACTCATAGGTAGTTGATGTTGTATTACCTATTGCTGTCTGATAAAGAGTCACGTTCGACGTCGTATTAACTGTTCTCCAGTTTGATGACACTACTGCGTTGGATGAACAGTTAGCGATCATTAATCCAATGTTTGGTACAGTCCCTGCTCCTTCCGTTACACTGTTTGTGTGGCTTGTCACTTCCATTGGTCTTGACGCATCTAGACCACTCGTGTCTCCAGCAATAGACATATTCGGTCCTGTTGCTTGTGCTGGTTGTGTTTGATCAAACACAACAAGTGGTCTCCATTTCCATGCGACGTATGGTCGTCCACGTGGCGTTCCATCTCCAAGTACTGCCCCATACAGATTCATCGTCACTACTGGCATAGCTGACGCTGGTGTTACAACCATTTCTGTAACTGGTTGATCTATGTACGGATTGTCCACTGTCACGTCTGGTCCTGGAAACATGCCTTGCATGTTTAGAAGGTTTGTTGGTAATTCCTGTGTTGTACTCAATGGCATGAGTTGGGATACCCTGAAAGACGGACTCGGTTTGTTGAAGATAACCAGATTGACCTGGCACGGAGTTCCGTTGCTCGAGACGAGAGGACTGAGGACTGACAAGACGAAGGTGCCGCCTGTTGAATCAATGGCGGTTGGGTCTGTGTTTCGCCAATGGAAAAGCACATTCCTTTCATCGTATGCGATCGTTGCAACACTACTAGCTTCTTTGACGTCGATGATCTTGTAATCAAAAATTGTGTAGTCTGACAGTGTGTTGACTTGGTCAATTGAGATGTTTGGTGGAATTTTAACAACCAAGAGTTTTCCTCCGTTGAATCCTGTTCCGGAAATGAGGACGGAATAATCCATTCCTCCAGCCCATGCGTTGAAGGGTGCTGAGAAGTATTGCACGTACGCATTTGCTGAAGCTGGTGTGACTGGCGCGCTGAAGATGACCGTTCCAGCGTTCTGTGTAGAACTCCAAACGAAAGTGCCCAAAGCAATGTTCTTATTGTAGAGTTCCATAGGTAACATACCTGTGTCACCAGTTGCTGGAGTAATGACTCCGGTGTTTCCTTCAGCACTTTGCTGAGCTCTTGAGAGTGTTCCGTCTTCTCTTGCTTCTCCATTGTGAGTTGTCTCTGCTGGTGAGTTAGTTCCGACGACTGCTGGTTGTGAAGGCATTGTAATTGATTCATGTACAAATTCTTTTGTAGATACCGGCTGATACCCATCTGGGAGGTCAGTACCCCAAACCAGGTTAAAACAAGCTGTATAGCTTAACCAGTGTTGAATCTTTATCTGGTATTCAGCGCAGCATGTCATTAAATGGTTTCTCATCTTGTCGAAGTATGCACGGCCATGTATACTTGCTTCAATTAATGCAGTGTCTACTGTAGATTCTATCGCACAAACGTCATACTTAACAGTTCCCATGTCGTGTGCATAGATATGATTAGAATTTGTTAGTCCAAGATCTAGCATGTGATGAAATGATTGTTCTTCTAAAGCTCCTCCATAAAATCGTGAAAACTCACCATTTGGCATCTCTGCTCTCGTGAATTTACGTTTCAAGAATTCCATCTGGGCAAGAGGTTTCCATTCTACTGTCGTACTTACTTTATCTGCTGGTGTGAATGTGATCCCGAGCTTAGCTCCATACTCAATGTATCTAGTTGGAGTAAAGAAATGACGAGCTCTCAATGCAACTGTCATCATCAAATCATCTCCATAGAAACTCGCAACCACCATCTTATGCATTTCATGTAATGACATCCAATATGGTTTATTGTCATCTACACACATTTGACACCAAATGTAAAACAACACGATATGATTGGCAAATGAATTGTATTGTCCAGTATTAGCTTGTCCTGAATTATTTCCTCCTGGTAATTTCATCACAAAATCTCTGATCAGTACCAATGCTCCATCAACATACGACCCAAGTGTTGTGCGGATCGTATCATGTTCCTCCTTCCAATTTGGATCGCAAAGTTGATAAATGCGATTAAAGATCCGTGATATCCTTTTGATTATCTCTGGATGTACGGATGAGTCCCAATTCTTTGCATCTAAATCAAAACCAACACAACTGACTCTGGAATGGTAATCATACAGTTGTTGAAACCCTAGTCCTTGTGGGTTTATCCCAATCTTCATCGGATGTACTACGTGTGTTTGCGCAAGTGCAGCGCATGCAGTATGGAAATACATTCTATCTGCAATTGTTTTATCAATAGGCGCAGCCCAAAAAGCTCTAGTAGCGGGTGCGTCGTAAATTTTGGCAAGTTTACGAGGTTCATCCTTCAACAATCCTATGTTAGGACAGAATGTTCTACGACCTGATCTAGCTTCGTTAATTAGTCCATCGACCGCATGATGCACAGATTTCCCCATCTCTCCAGGCTTGATAACCCAAATCAGACGATCTTCGTCGAATTCCAAGAAATCAATCTTTCGAGATCCGGGATAAATGTGCCGCCAAGGGTACCCCGAACTAGAATCACGTTGCATCGGATTAGACGCAGTTATCCATGACACTCCGTTTATTGCTTCGGTTTTTGACAATACTCTACACATAATACCATTGTTCCTGATAGTAGTAGCATAATAATCAGCTATCTCATCTACTACAAAATCAAGAAGTTTCAAATCAAGATCTGGATAATCTCTATCGTATTTCATGACTGCATCCATATATGGATCAAATGGTTCAGGCAGTCGTTCATCATACATTGACAGTATGGTTGGTTCCATGACATGTTCTTCTAATGCAAGTGGACTATCCCACAATTTGGTCTTCGTAATCTGATGTTGATGATGTATTTCTCCAGATTCTAGGTTTCCTGCTACTCCAACAACCAAGTACCTCTTGTACATCATAGGTTGAATTGGTATAATCTCCTGATGAGGTAGCAATGTGATTTCATCTGATACTTCTATTGCTTGATTCTGCATCTCTTTGAACGCATCCACTTCATCTCGAAAAAGTAATGCTCCAAATCCTTCTGTATTGTTTGCTGCTGAATGAATTGCAATGAATTTTTCCTGAATGCTCGTGTTTGTTACTATAACAGCGCTTCCACAATATCCTTTCATTGAATTAATTGGGCCATAGCTAACGCCCGATAAATGACCTTTGTATCTAATGCCAAGTTTCTTCTCACTTGATATGTACATCTCGACTCTATCTTCCAAAACAACGGTTGTTATTTGACCTGTCATGTCAGGATAAACAACGTACAGCCACGCGAATTGTGAATCCCGTGCTGCAACGCGTTTCCTCATTGGAATATGTCTAGTGATATCCTTGAACTGCGGTGCCGTGGCTGGGAGTTCAAAGAACGCAAGATCAGTGTAGCCGTCACACTTCAATAGTCTAGCAGTGTACTCACAATCTCCTCGGAACACGTCAAATGAGGACCCCACCGCTTGGTGAGCGAGTCCGTGCGCATTTGTAACACCAATATGGTTATACAACATAACGCCACGGAGTCTAGGCCCGTCTGCTTTTGCTCCAATGAATACAGTGTTACGACAAATCAGTCGTGCGACTTCAGTTGCTCCTGGATCACTCATTGATTCTGGTTTCATGTCGATACAATTATCAGTTAGTTGATTAGCATTTACATATACAGGTACTTCATTTAAAGTGGCAAGATCTTTAGCTATATTCCTATTTGGCAAGGGATATCGTGGTAATTCTTGTGGTATGTGTGCATTCTTCAATCCATTTGGACTTGTAATGATAGTGTTGCCACTATTTTTAGATCCAACTGAGGATTTAGGTGTTGAATAAACTCCAGATTTCATGTAATCAGCAAAACTATGTTTAGCATGCACTCCTTCTGGTGACATTTGCAAGGGTACGTTTTGTTTCTCCACTGGTGCTTTCTTAATGCGTGGTGTCCAAGACTCATACTTAATACAATGTCTACAATTGGCTGAATGACATTCTATGCAATATTCGATGACTCGTCTTCCTTCTCTAGCAGATTTGGGAACTCGAATTTCTTCATAGAATTCTTCTGGGTATTCACCAATTTGATCGTCCCATGATGGTCCTTTCAATTCATTATTAGCCCAATCAGCATATCCTTCATGTCCAAGTGGTCTATGCATCCTCTTATGAGTTCGATGGAATTGTGCAGCTAACAATCCTGTAGCTAGTGCAAGTTTTGAAAAATAAAATAGTCCATCGAGTATCTCCATAAGAATACTGACATTCCCAATTTTAGCTGATCGTTCATGAGCTTTGTAATGTTCAATCTGTTCTGGTATTCCTTCAACTAGCTCCATTGGTACTTCATACACAACTGCAACTTCTGCTTCGGATGTTATGACAACGCTCCAATCATCTCCAATCATCAGAACACTTTCACCTGCATATGGCACTTTCTTCACATTGGCTTGTCTTATACACGCTTCATACTCACACACAATGCCTTTATATTGCATGAGTAAGTCAATAAAAGTTTTCATATTAAAATCATCAGATTTAATCATCTCATATTGTTTATTGACATAAATTGATATAAATTTCATGAAACCAAAGTGTTTAAGTTCATCTTTCTTCACTTTACAAACCATTGCATTCTCTGGTAATTCATCTGTCCATTGAGGAATCGTGTAACAATCATTAAAAACTTGTGTTCTGATTAATCCTCCTGCCGCAATTTCAGCTTGCATGGAGGTACGATTTGAAACTTGGTAATTGTGACCACTATCTGTTTCTTCTGTGCGTGTAATTTTTACATGAGCATCAAAATTTCTAGCTCGTTTCATTGTAGTTGCAATCGTCCCAGTTGTGTTTAAAGAGAAATTGAAAGTAATACACCTTCGCTGTAAAGCAATTTTATCTCTGGTGCCAATTTTCTCTCCACGAATAGTTGATGGATTACATGCTATTATGACTACTTTATCGTCGGTGCCATCATATGCATTCCATACTGCATTCATTGCTTCTTCAGTTTTCTGCTCAGAACTAGTAAATTCATCTATGAAAACAAATCTACTTTTATCTGTTTGAGTGGCAAGTATTTCCTGAATTGAATGTGTTTTACCTAAACCGGGAGCTCCAATAACCATAAATGATTTTCTTCCACCGGTTACAACAACAGGAAATTCTTTTCTTTTCCCTTTCGCTTGATGTTCCCATTGTCCAAAGTCTACGTCAACTGCATCATTCTGTGCTCGTCGTTGACGATTATTAATACGTGGTTGTTGGGCACGAGGTGGTTGTTGAGGTCTAATACCTTGTCTAGTTATATCACGTGCTTCACGAGCAGCATTTGGTACTTGAGCTCGTAAAACAGCCAATTGAGCAGCTGTTGGTGGTGGTAATTCTTCTTCTTCTTCTTCTTCTTGTTCAGTGACGACATTTGCTACTTCTGTCTCATAATTATGTAAGTACAAATGCTGTTTGGCATAAATTTCACGCGCTAATCTTTTAGGCGTGTATTGAGGATATGAATGAGTCCACATATCATAACTGCCATTATGTTTAGTCTCACAAAATCTGAGAAGTGTTAAATGTGAAAAATCACGTTTGTAATGAGCTTCTAAATCGTCAAATCTACCTGCGGATTTCATCTCTTCTGCATCACGATCACTAACATTTATTAGGAAATCTCTCCTTCTATCAACTGCTTCTGGATTGGTAAGTTTATCAGCATGCATAATTCCAGCCATGTTTGAACACAATATGATATATCGAGATCTGAAGAATGTTCCTTTTTCTTCAATAGCAGCCATGTTGACTGAATAAGCACTAGAGCTTTTAATCGGAATAAATTCTGTTATGTCAAATGCATTGACACTTGATCCGAAATCATCAACAACAAATACATCTTGTCCACAATATCCTGACATGTATTGTTCTTCACTGTTACGGGTGTACACGCTAAGTGTTTTCCCCTCCAACAATGAGAGTTGATCAATAAGGTGTTTTGTGAAAACACTCTTTCCAGCTCCAGGTTTACCCCACAACCACACGCATACTGGTTCTTGTCTTCTAGAACATGCGGTTTTAATACGGTTGTACTCGATTTTAATTCGTGTCATACGATTGTTTAAATTGACAATCATAGGTGCTAGTGATGCAACTTGTTCACGCGCGCTGACTAATATATCATACATCCTAAAGATGTTTTTCTGTCGTTCTTGCATTTCTAAGAATTTGCCTCCTTCTCTAAGTAAGTCTGCTTGTCTTGTTCTTAAATCAATTTCATAAGCATCAAGCTCTGTGACAAATTCTCTACATTCACGCATGCAGTTGGATAGTAAGTTCTCTCTGTCTGTGTTAAAGATGTTTTTGAGTACTTTTGAAGTAGTGTCATGTACACTACTCATAGCTCCTGCTATTGTTGAGCTATTTTTGACGTTTTTTGAAATGGCATCCATCGTTTTTGCTATTGTTCGTTTTGGCAAGCGAAGTTCCATTGCATTCAAACCAAGATATATTAAGGGCATTGTAGCACTTAATACTGGCAAGAGGGTTGAACCAATGTCTTGGGGTGCAGATACTCCTACTGTTTGTAGGAATGTTTTAAAAAGAGTTTTAAGATCTTGTGGCTCTTGATCTGCTGCCTGGTGAGTCATACCAGACATTCCAATATAGGCCATTTCTACGGCCTCCGGGTCGATATGAATGACATCGTCGTCGTCATTCGTATCTTGTAATGCTGTCTCCATTGCTGTTGCTTCACTTTGTTCGGCTGGTGTACGCTTGAACAATCTAGAGTTTTTAATTTTGTCGCCAAACGTCTTAATGTTCGTGCTAGCGTTATCCTTCATCTTCAAAAGATGAGGTGCTGCGGCGGCAAAAAGTTCAACGGCCATTGTAGTTACATCCGACAATGGTTGCCAGTAAATCCCGTAGACTTCTAGCAATATAACCGCTAATTGAGCTCTTTCTGTGTGTGAAGTTGCTTCTGCAAATTTAGAAAGCATTGATAATAGGAAAACTGGTTTGATTTTACCAGTAATTCCTTCGACTTGTGCAAATAGAGTTTTATCATGACTTTCCATATAATTCTTGTAGTCTTTAAAAACTCTAGGTGCTTCGGAGCTAACGCTAACAGACCTGTTGCGTTTTCCTGTGAGTTTGCCTTTGAGTAAATTAATACCTCGGGCTGGACGAATAAGTTCATCCTGAGTAGTGATCACATCAGACAACCTTTGTCTGAGATTTGGATCAACTGTGGAGCTGACTGCTCCTGATGTGGTACCGTCATAATTCCATGACGCCATATTTTATGTAAAGATTGGTCAATTCTTTACAAACGAAACTAACAACTGTGTTAGGTTTGTGTTAGTTACGCGGCCTAAGTTAAACTGTGATGAGGTGCTCGAACTTTCAAGCACGAGTGTCGCCTATAAACCAATAGGAACACCTGTCACGCGATGAGAAAACAATTATACCGAGTATAATTCCTCGATAACACTCACTTGAGTGTTATATTGTCAATCGCAGTTTCCG